GCGCTGCTTGCATCAAAGACGGATGCTCAATCATTTGTGAACGTTGATTATTGACATCCAATAACCATAAAGAAGATGCTTCTTGTACAACCGAAGTAAAAACATATAAAATAATAGGTAAAAATATTTTCATACACCCCCCTTTCAGTAATTATTATACCATTTATTTGATGTTTATTGATTTATTAGATTATTGGTTCCCGTAGACCTTTTGTTGATTAAATACTCAAATTAATTTACTATAGAGATATTAATATTTATATAGGAGAAAAATATGGCAAATTGTTGTTCAAATAGTTTTTATTCAGATACGTTGAATGCGCCTGATTGTAGTATAGAATGTTTGTCTACTGCGAATCCTGGTGCTATTTTTGTTGGTTCGACAGGTGAAATTTATATTCTTACTGGCGATGACCCATGCATATTATCAAACTGGAAAGCACAAGCTGAATGTTGTTTAAGCTTTACTAATTTGACAGATTCAGTTGTGATATGTTGTAACGAGGAATTAATATTACAAAGTTCTGATGGTTCAATCGATATCACGATTGATGACATTACGGGAATTGATTTTAAATCTAATTTTTCAATTACATTTACTGATGATTACTTAAATGAGTTTGAACTAGCTAATGATACGATTATTACTTTATCAGATAACGCAGGGATTGTTGTTGAGATAATTTCAGACGGTAATTATAGAATTAGTGGTAACTCTTATTTTGGTGCTGGTACTCCTGGCATTACACCTACGCATCAAACAATAGCAAATTATTATTTTGATACAACAAATAATATTGTATATGTATGGAAGCCAGGAGTGAATGTTTGGGTTAGAATCAATTATCTTCCAAGCCCTGTTGCACTATTTTCGTATACAAAAGATGGACTTACCGCTTCTTTAAATGGAACTGGCTCAACATCAACTCAAATAGGAACGACACTTGCGTATCAATGGACTGGTAGTGGACCTGCTCCGGTTGTCTTTGGTACACCAACAGCAAATTCAACTACTGCGACGTTTACTGTACCTGGAAACTACGTAATTACTTTAACTGTAACTGACTCAAATGGAACCACAAAAGCATTCACACAAACAATTGATATCGAACCAAAGGCTAAATGTGATGTTCGTTTTGAGATTCCAGATATTGCATTTGTAGACCCAACGACTCCATTAGATTCTGAAGTTAACACTTGGATTACAGCGAATGGACCTTTCAACAATCATACTATTTTATATAATATTGGAACAGGTTCGGCAACGTCACCGCAATTTGTATGGATTTATACTTGCTAAGGTTGAGATATGAGAAGAAAACGCAGAAGTAACTTAGTTATAAATAATGAGACACGATTATTTATTCAGAATTTAGAATCATCTTGCGAAAAGGTATATGATTACCATTCATGTATTATTTTGGACAACGTTTCTTTAAATAAATCTGAGCCTACAACTGAATATGTACCAAGTCAAAGATATTACGATAGATTTGATATTCTTGCGCAAATGCCTGGGTTTGTTCAACCTGGGACAAGTTCATTAAATACAAATTTTACACTTGATAATAGTGTCTTAGGAAAATACTTTAATACTAATTGTAGTTTTGATATGCAAGTTCATATAGGTAAATGTTCAACAAAACCGAGTGAATTTGCTTTATTTGATAAAGCAATAATTTTCAAAAATGTTTCAATCAATTCTTATAATATTGATTCTATTATGAGTGGTAAGAAGACTGATGTTGCTCCGATTACAGAGTCAGTTAATTTTAGTTTTGAGAAAATGTTTGAGGTATCAAAACCAACGTTCGTTGAACAGATAAGTGATATTGTTGCAGCGGGACCAATTATAGATTCGTTCGTTTTTTGTAACGATGCAAGGTGTAATTTATGTGTTGGCATGACTGGTAAATATTACGTACAACTTGTTGTTTGTGGTGACGAATGTAACCAACTTAGGGTAATATATACGCTAGATAACGGTAAAACTTGGCGAACTAAACCTATAAACATTTGCGACTCAATTGAATGTCACCATAGTCAATTTGTGAATACTAATATAGTCTCTGATGATACATTTATTTATTATCTTGGATTAAATCAAAGTGCTGGCAAAACAATTCCACAAATTATTGATAATAGTATGGATGTATTTTCAAAATCTTTAATGGTTGGAACGAATTTAATCAATGCTTTTACAAAATACAACACTACATTTTTTGTTGGAACAAATGGCAGAATCTTCGTTTCCGAGTATGGAATATTTAAAAGATTAATCAATACTAAATTAGATATAACTAAGGATATTTTCACAATTCATTCAATTGATGGAGAAAATTTTATTGCTGGTTCAGAATCAGGTAGAATTTATATCGGGACTATAAATAATAATATTGAATCTTTAACCATCCCAAATTCCGGTAACGTTTATGCTGTTGCGATGATTTCTGAATGTTCATTTATTGCTTCCACAGGTTTAACTGGTGCTGTAATTTTTGCAAATGGAAGACTATCAAAAGTTAAAGGAATTAGAGGGACAATTACAAAGTTTGCTTTCTTTAACGAAGATATCGGATATGCTTCATCTATCGCTGGTAATTCGGTGTATTTTTGGCAAACTGTAAATGGTGGAAAAGACTGGCAACAACTCGATACTGTTTTATCAACAAATTATGTTGTTACAACGATTGAAATCTGTGAATTAAATCATAATGTTATTTCTATCGCTGGTAGAAAAATGGAATCATCAGTTTCAGCAGAGGATGCAACTGACCCATCAATATTATGGGATTGTCAAGGACAAGGTTTCATTTTGTTTTCTGTATAAAAGGCTTGACATTTAAATAAACCTATGATATACTATAAATCATAACGTTATCCACTAAAGTTACGCTTTTCAGGAGTACGTAGACGAGAGATAACGACCATCCATAAACCTGACTAAAGAGAGATATTTCTATCTCTCTTTTTTATTTCCCCTTGACATTATCAAGTATCTATGTTATGATACTTTATATGGAAATAATGTTGGAATCTGGAATTACTGTATTTGTCAAACAAATCCCAAATGTTTTAATTTTTGAAACTCTTGCGAAGTTAAAAATCCCCGTTCCGCAACCGCCGATTGTTGAACTTGACGATGGCCGTGAAACAGAAAATACATTTTCTCCTGTATATCAAGATGCTATAACCATTTATCAGCTTCAAATGAACAATCTAGCATTTGATGCTATCTTAGAACATGCAATCGAATTTGATAAAAGATATCTAGACCGCAAAGAATGGAGAGAGAGAAAGAGGTACTTAAGAAGTCAATTCTTTTATAATCCAAACATAAAAGAGGAAGTTTCATTTCTTAGATACTTTGCTTTAGGTGAATCCGCAAAAGATAAACTTCTTTTGACCCAAAACGCTATTTTGCATGAGATATCAGTTTTTGATATATTTAATTCATTGATAATCACCAGAGATGGTTATGATATCAAAGAAGCGAATATTAAAAATTCTGTCAAAACAGGAATAGATTATCAAGCAATTATTATCGAAGGATGCCAGTTAGTAAATCCTTTAGATGAAATCAAAGCTTGCAAAGAATATGGGTTAGACTGGATAAAATGGTATCGATGTGAATACTCTTTGCAAGAAAAAGCAACTGTTGTTGGTTTATATCGATTAAGTCGTTTGGTTGAATCTCATCAAGAAGATGCGGTTCAAATCGAATCAGAAAAAAGAAATAAAGTTAAAAAATAAGAGGAAACATGGCAAAATTTAATTTAGAAGATGATGAAGTTGTAGTTGGCGATGTTAAAACTGCTACAGAGGTCGAACCTGAAAATGTTGAAACACTTTCTAGCGGAGTTAAGGTTCAATTTATTAAGCCTTTAAGTGCTTTTACTGCGCAACAAATTGTTATTTTGTCTTTCAATAACATGAACGTTGATGCGCAGGGTCGTGTTAAGGATAACATGACATCACAAGAACAGCTTTCAACAGCTAAAAAGATGTATGATTTCAATAGTGCGTTGATTATCAATGGTCTTTACGAAGGAGCGTTAAAGATTTACGGTGAATCTCTTAAAGATGCACAGTGGGTTAGAATGATGAAGATTAACCCTGCCATTCGCTCTAACCATCCTGACATTGACTTTAATGAACCATTGGATTTAGATTTCTTATATCTTTTTTATAAGGGATTTGTTACAGAAGAAGATTACGGGTTGCTTTCAAAGCATCTATTGAATCAGTAAGAAAAAAAGCGCCATTTGGCGCTTTTTTATTAAAAATATCTTCTGAATTTACCGTATGCTGAAGGCTCTGGTTTTTGAACTAACTCTGTCCATTTACCCGTTGCATCTGGTAAAACGTGAACCCCTGATATTGTCGGGATATACACCATCGGTATATCTTGAAAAAATAAGAGTCTTTCATCTCTGATATTAACTTCAAATTTAAATCTTCCCGAAAACTCAAATGATTGTGTTAATTTTATCAAATCACTTCGTACATCTGGACCAAATATAATCATACATTTTTGACTGTATAAATATTTACAAGCCTCTTGTATATTTCTATAAATGAATTCTTCCAGGTCCGAAACTTCAATTTCTTTCATCGAAGATTCATAATAGCATGGATACTCAGTAAGATTTAATTTATTAATCAACAAAATAGCAAAAAACTTGTAGTAATATACGAAGACCTGAAATATTTTTTTACGAATTTCAGGGAAATCATATTTCCATTCCCAGTTTTTATGAAATCGTGGTTTTTCAGGAGTTATTAAAATTTTCTGTCCGTAACTAATTTTTTTAGATTCGACCACACGAAAGTATTTATACATATCACTTCTTTCTCCACAAGAAAAAGACAAATAAAGTAAAAATAATACCACCTAAATATGGAGACATATCGAAACTCCTGACCACTGGCTGATTGTCAAGATGTATTCCGAAACTTTGGTTTGCTAGAAGCAAAAACGTGAGTCCTAAAATTGCAGTTAATGATAATAGTTTCATAATTCTTCCTTTCGGAATTATTATAACAGAGAATTTAAATCTGTCAAATCTTTTATAGACAAAACGTTAAACCCTGCGATATTTAGAGATATAAAATATAATATAGTTTATGGCATCTTCAAAGGCGATATTACCAAAAACAAAAAAGAAAATTGAAGGTCTTGGCACAGCAATTCGGCTAGAACAAGTTAAAGTTGCCAAACAAATTTATATGGCAAGGCTGCAAGAATTAGTTCAGCCTTTCGATTCTCGTATTGAATTTCGTGTTCAAAGTAGATATAACGCTGGCAGCTATGTAACTAATATCTCTCCTACTGAAGATGTTGCAGGAACAAACGCAGCAGATAAACCAGTCACAAGTAAAGAATTATTTATGTGGCTTGATGAAGGAACCAGCGTTACAACGGTTGTAATGCCTGACGAATTTACAAATGAAACAACGCCGAATTCTTTAGACACAAGTCATGCTGACTATGATAGAGAAGAAATCTACTTCTCAGGAAACATATATCCTGGTATGGATGCTAGAAATTTCTTAAAACAAATCGGAGAGTTGTATGTTCACACTTACAGAAACGATATTGCAACTGCAATACGGACATATTTAGATAAGTAAGGATATCTATGGCATATTTTGACTATGGTCTTAATCTAGAATTAAAAAACTTTCAAGCGTTTATCGAGGGTGCAAAGAATATTGACCAAACTCTAGATAAATTAGCTTCGTCAATCCTTGCTACTGCTACAGCGTTAGATAAGGTCGATGGCGCAGGAATTAAAGGAAAAGCAACTGCTCTATCTTCAATTTCGCTTGCTTATAAAAAACTTGGGGAAGCTACTGCTGCTATTGACCCAAATTCTATATCAAATGTCAACAAGGCCATTAGTTCAGGAGCGCAAGTTAAAACTATTGAAGGTAAAGCCGAAGCTATGGAAGCTTTCGCAAAGCAAGCTCAAAAGTTGGCTAAACTTCCTGATTTAAGCGCTTCTGCAACGCAAATTTCTACAATTCTAACTGCTTTCGCTGGTTTTGGTGGTTCACTTGGGAACTTTAAAGATGTTGATACGATTGCTGGTGCCATTAGTGCGTTGGCATCTGCTTTCAAAAAAATGGAAAAGATTTCCATAAGTACTGCGCTTGCCCCGTCTATCGCTGGTATCGCTACAGCTTTAGGTGATGTTGTTGCGCAATCCAAAAATACAGGAGCAGTGTTTGCATTAGTAAAAGCGTTAGAGTTATTATTTAAATCCTTGCGTAATCTTGGAAGCGGAGCAGAAGTAAAGGAAATACCTTCAGTTCTAGCTGCGATGACTACAACAATTAATTCTCTTATTGGAACCTTACAGAATTTAGGTAAAAGTTCATATTTTGGTGCTGATAAAATCGTTTCGCAAATTCGTGAAATTTCCGTTGCATTTCGTGATTTGGGTATTGCTATTCGTTCTTATGGTGGTGTTAAAAGCACTGGGTTTGACAACGTAGAAGCTAATATCAAAAAGGCGTTAGATGCATTCAATACATTAATTAAAGCCTTTCAAAATACATCATTTGCTGATGACATTAGCAAAAGCGTTACTCCTGCAACACAAGCTTTAGTTGCGCTAGGTGGTGCTTTTGAAACACTTGGTCGTAAAAAGGGTTTTGAAAAGTTCCCTGACACAATTGCGCAAATTAATAAAGCGATTCAAACGCTTGATGTTCAAGGTCTACAAGCTTTATCTACTAAGATTCAGCAAGCAATTCCTACACTTAAAGGATTGGCTGAAGTTGCTAAATCTGTTTCTGTTATTAACTCTCAGGCTGGTAGAGCGTTTCTTCAAGCAAGTAAAAACTATTCTGAAGCTGGCAAGTCTCAAAAAGAGGCTTCTATCTCTGCACGCCAACTTTTAGCATCATATATTCAATTGACTGCGGCTGTAATTAATTTATTACCAGCACTTAAAAATCTTTTACCTATCTTTGGTTCTCTGATTAATCTTGTCAAGAATATCGCTGTATCTATTGCATCAATATCTTTTAAAGCAGTTCAAGCAGGTTTTACAGCATTACGTGTTGTTCTAATTAGTTTACCTATCTCTGTGGTTCAAGCTGGAATTAATGGAGTTAGCAATGCATTAAAATTTTTAGGTACGGTGTTAGCTGCGCCTATTAATGGTTTACGTGCGTTGGGTGTATATGCACGTCATTTGAACGCAGAATTCAAATTAGTGCAAACAGGTGTCAATGTTTTATTGTCTCCATTTAAGTTATTGTATAATATCTTGCAAGGAATTATTAATGTAATTGCAGCAGTTGCAAATGGATTCGGTCGTTTATTTTCTGCGTTATCTCCATTTAGTAAAGCTGCTGGTGATGCTGCTAAAAAATTAAAAGAAACTAATGACGTTGGTAAAAATGTGGCAGTTGCGTTACAAGGAACTGGTCAAGCTGCTGCACAATCTGCGACACAAATTAATAATTACAATGGGCAAGTACAAAATACAAGTAGATTTGCGAGAATTGCCGTTGGCGGTCTACAGTTATTTGCTGGTGCTTTAGTTGCAAAAGGTGTTACAACTGCGGTTACTCGTTTAGTTAGTATGCAAATTGCGTTTAGAACATTAGACGCATTGTCTCGTGCTGCTGCAAGTGGATTTAGTTTTTTCAGTAATGCCTTAACTGGTTTAGTTGGGCAAGCTTTCAATGCTGCTGCTGAATTTCAAAGATTACAAATCTCTATCTCTGTCTTGCTAGGTCGTGAACAAGTCCAGTTAAATCCTGGTATGTTCACTGATACGCTTGCTGCTGCCAAAACAATGACAGACGAAGCGGACAAATTACTAGGTAAGTTTCAACTACTTGCTGTTGCCTCTCCATTCACAACAACTGATATCGCTGAAGGTTTCCGTATGGCGCAAGTATACGGATTCTCTGCTGTTGAAGCTGAAAAATTAACAAATGCAACTGTAGACTTAGCTGCTGGTTTAGGTTTGGCTGGATTTGAAATTGCTGGTATTATTCAACCTCTTGGTCAAATGCAACAAGTTGGCAAGGCAAACCTACAAGATTTGAAGCAATTAGCTACTCGTGGCGTACCTGTTTTTGATGTTTTAGCTAAAGAATTCGGCGTTACAACTGAAAAAATTAGAGATATGATTTCTGATGGCCTTATTCCTGCGGATAGAGCCATTAACGCAATTGTTACATCTTTTGCGAAAGATTTTAAGGGTGCTGCCGCTGCTTCGACACAATCATTATCTGGTTTATTATCAACTGCACAAGACTTACGTGCTACTTCTCTAAGAGAGTTCTTTACACCTATCTTTGAGGCAGTTTTATTCGCCAAAAATGAAGGCGATTTCGCTCTTGCAGATATGTTGTCTCTCGAAAACCTGCAAGGAACGATTAAAAATGCAAGAGAATTAGGGCAAACAATCGCTGTTAATGTAAATCAAGCTTTTCAAAGAGCGGTTGTCGTTGTCCAAGCATTCGTTGGATTTATACGTCAAATTCCTGCACCTGTAATTTCTACAATATTAAATATTGCTAAATTCACTGCTATTGTTTTAAGCGTAACTTTGGCGATAGGTGCTTTTAATGCTGCAATTATAGGGTTAACATCTGCGTTTTTCTTATTTGTTAATCCGATTTCAATAGCCGTAGGTGCTTTGGTAGCGATGGGGATTGGTATTACTGGCAACTTTGAAACAGTAAAATCTGCCGTCCTTGACCTTGGTGCTTCTTTTGGTCAAGTTCCACAGTTTATTAATGCTGTTACTGTTGCTTTTGGCGAGTTTATAACTACGGGTAAAATTAGTTCTAATGCATTTTCAGGTTTAACAGTAACATTACAAACAATTGGAAACACAATTTTTGACGTTGCTTCGATTATAAAAACGTTTGCTTCTGGCATGGCAAACGCATTTTTGACGTTAGCACAAACAGGCAAGGCAAGCACAGATGGATTCAAAGAGCTTCCAGGTGTGTTAAGATTTATTGTTACTGAAGTTTTTAATTCAATAAATGCTTTGTCTGGATTTATTTCAGCTATTATAAATTTACCTACAACTATTGGCAATGTTTCAAGTTCTTTAAGTGGTGCGTTTCGCACTATGCTATCTGAATTTGTTACATGGGGTGCGAATATTGTTAGTTCATTCGCTGATGGTATTTCTGGTACAGTTGATTTGATTGCACAAGCTTTACAAGCTATCGGTGGCATTCTTACTTTCTGGTTGGCCCCTGGTTCGCCACCAAAGATTGCGCCAAACTTAGACTCGTGGGGTGCTTCTGCTGCTTTGCAATTTGTTACAAATTTCGTCGCAACATTTCTAGAGTCATTAGGCGCTGGTTTCAGTGCTATCGGTGCTGCTGTTTTGACATTTGTTGGTGGAACTTTCGCAAATGCTTTCGGTAGTGCTGTTATCGTATTAAGCGGTATTTTTACTGCTATTTCTAGTATAATGGTTGGTATCGGCAATCAAATTTATCTTGCTGTAACAACAATAATTGATATAATTCAAACTCTTGCCGATGGAACTTTAACTGCTGGTGAAAAGACACGAGCAGTATTAGGTTCCCTTGGTGCTTTTGTTAGAGATACGTTTGTAAATATTGCACGAACTGTTCAAGGTGTTGCGTCTGGTATTATCTTAGCTTTAGGTGGAGTTGCCACATTTATTGCTGGCGAATTCATCGTTGCCTTCTTAGCAATAGGAAAAATTGCTCCTATATTTGAAACTGCTGCAAATTCAATTTTAGAATTTGCGAACTCTGCTGATTCAAATATTAGAGGATTTGGGGATGGTGTTGTTGATTATATTTCAACAATTTTTACAAATGTTGCGGATTATGGTTCAGGATTAGTAGAATCATTTGCCGATGGTATCATTGCATCGGTTAGTTATGTAGCAGATGCGTTACAACAAATCGGTGAATTAGTTACATTTTGGTTGGAACCTGGGTCGCCACCTAGATTGTTACCAGACATCGACCAGTGGGGTACTGCTGCTGCTAGTGAATTCTTAGAAGGTTTCAACCAAGCTGATTTTGATACAATCGGTGACTTTGGTGATACTGTAAAGAAAATTCTTGAATCAACTGGAACCGAAGGTGTAGACGCTGAAAAAATCGTGCAACAGTTTGCACAGGGCATCGCAAGTGAAAAAGACACTGGCGATTTTGGTGCGATGAACTTTGCTAAAATCGCTGACTTGGCTGGTACTGCTGGACCTGAAATCGCTGATTTGGCGTTGAAGTATGCACAAGTTGCAAAAGAACAATCTGCGTTAGCTGAAATTACAAATCAATACGATAAAGAGTTGCAAGCTGTTCAAGGAACATTAGAAGATATCAATACCACTGAAGGCATTGAAATGAATCAAGCTAAGGTCGAATCTTTAACAAACGCACTTGGGAACACGTTATTAACACAAAATGAACGAACAAGAATTCAACAACAAATCCAAAAGCTTCAAGCTGAAACTAGAATCAAACAACTTGAAGCTGAAAAGAAAGCCCAAGAGCGTAACGTAGGTTCTGCGGAAGAAGCTTTAAATCTTCAAAAAGAACAACTTCAACTTGCTGATAAATTTGACAACACAACTACAGCAATCACAAATCAAAACGCTTTAAGTGGTGCTGTAGACAAGGCTGCAAAGGTTCAAGATAAGCTTACTGCTGCTCAACTAAAGTATCAACTTTCTACCGCTGATACAGCAGGAAAGATTGAAATTTTGCGTGGCGAATTGGCGAAAATGGATGAAGGTAGTGTTGAATACTACAATACGTTAACTCAAATCCAAAACTTAGAAAAACAACTTGCCAACGAACGAGAAGCAGAAGCTAAAAGAGGTACTGCTGCTGCCAATAAAGCAATAACAGAACAAGATAAAATCAATAAGGCTGAATTAGATTATAGATTATCCTTGGAAGACACAGCAGGAAAAATTGCAATTCTTCGTGAAGAATTAGCGAAAACCCAAGAAGGTAGTGCTGATTATTATAAAATTCTAAAAGATATTACAACTCTTGAAAAGAAACTTGGAACAGAAGGTGCTGGTGGTGGGGCTGGTGAAGGTTTATTCGCAGGAATAACAGAAGGTGCATCAAATGCGCAAACTTCAATTAGTACTACTGTTACTAACGCAAGCAAAAAGGTTCAAGAGCTACAAACAAATATAACAACTCAATTCAATACTATCAAGGCAAATATTAAAAATGCTGTTGATACTGTAAGAGGATATCTAGATACTTGGATTCTAAAGAATGATATAGTAAAAGCATCATTAGCTGCAATCGGTGTTATTATCGCTGGTGCTAAAATTGTAGGCGGCATTTCTGCAATCGGTGCATCGTTGGCGTTACTATCAAATCCTGTAACTGCTGTTGCTGCTGCATTGATTGGATTAACTGCTGCGTTTGCTTTCTTTGCCGTATCGTCAGGTGGTATCGAAGGTGCAATCGCAAAAATTAGCAACAGCTTTATTACTTTGCAAAATGCATTTACTGTTGGTGCTACAACTGGACAAGGAACAACGTTAGACTTCAGTAGTTTTGATATGGCAATAGCAACACTTGGTGTTAATATTGGTGCTGCTGCAACTAACTTAACTGGAAGTATAGGAACGTTCTTTACTAATTTAGGTACGAATTTTACAACTGGATTTCAAACTTTTTCAACATTCTTGAGTGAAAAGTTCTCTTTGGCTTGGACAACTTTATTAGGTTTTATCGGAGCTATTTTCGCAAAACCAGAAACAACGGAACAAGCATTGGCTCCTGCACAAACAGGTATTCTTGCTGCTGTTGAAACATATATTTGGACACCATTCACAACTGCATTAACGAATAATCAAACTATTCTAGGTGATATTACTGGTGGATTAGTAGCGTTAGCGACAGGTGTTGCAACCGTTATTGCAGGAGTTCTACTTGAAGCTGGTAAACAACTAGAAGGTTTCTTAACAACAAATCCGTTAGGGCAAGCTATTGAAGCTAATGTTAACGAAGCTGTTAATAACCTAGTTCCTTTCCTAACCGATTCATTTGATTTTTCAGATACAGTTGGCGTGATTGGTGAAAATCTGAACGCTGCATTCTCTGGCTTGTCAACGATTGGTACAACAATTAACACCGTTTTAACAACAATTAGTGATGCGTACACAACATTCACAGGTGTGTTCACAGGAGCAGAAGAAGGTAGTATTCTATCAAATATCATTAACGAAAATAGAGAAGCATTCGCTGAATTCATTGCAGAAGTGACAAGCCCAGAATTTATTTCTGGATTACAAAATATTGCAGCATTATTAGGTAATGTTGCTGGTGTTATTGCTACGGTCGCTGCTGTGATTATTGATGTTGCAATCATTGGTTTGTTAAAAAATATTGGTGACATTGTTATTGAAGTCGGTGCTGGAATAGGGACATTAGGTGATGCATTTGCGTTGTTCTTGGCTGGTGATTTAGCTGGTGGTTTTTCAACTGCATTTTTAGGAATTCAACAAATCTTAGAAGGTGTTTTTGGTAACATTGCTGATATCCTAGCAGACGCAGTTAAAGCTTTACTTGGATTTTTCAATATTGATACATCTGGAACTTTAGGTACAGTTATTGATACTGTAGCTGATTTGGTTGTATCATTCTTTAGCTTTAGAGGTATAATATCACTTGTGGTAGGCGCATGGAGTAGATTAGTTTCTATCTTCCAAGCAGGCGTAAAGATTATTCCTATTATAACGGCTTTATTTGCTAAAAAAGCTGCGTCAGGGAATATTTTAATTAATGCCATCAAAGGAATTTGGAAAGCATTTACTTCATTTACTAATTTAATTTCTAAGTCACCTGCATTACTTGCGACGGTTATTTCTTATTTTAGACAGTTTCCGCAGCAAGTTTCTGAAGGGTTTAGTTCTCTTGGTAGTTATATTTTAGAAAAAATTAAAGCAGTTCCAGGTCAGATAGCTAGTTTCTTTACCACGTGGGTAACAACGAATCCGCTTGGATTAACTGCTATTAGTCTAGCGCTTAATTTCGTTTCTAGTCTAATGACATCTCTTACTGCGAGTGTGCCTTCACTTGGAACAACAATTCAATCAAGTTTTGCCTTGATTGATTTAACTTGGATTGGTACTTTCTTTGCTGGATTATTCGACTTTGAAACACCAGAGATTATCGAATCTCTTAAGACAAAATTAACAACAACAATTGATTCAGCTATCGCTGGTATAACTGCTATTGCGTTTAATATTTCAGATGCGATTGTTATTAGTGAAGACGAAGAACTATTCATTGCTACTAAAATTAAGAAATTTTTACCAGACCTTAGTACAATTTTCGGTGATGGCACGAATGAAAAGGTAGCTTTAAAATTAGCCGACTATATTACTATTAATGAAGCAGAAGTTACGGCAATAAAAGATACATTAACAGGCGTTGTCGATGTATTAAGTAAATTCGTTAATATTTTACCATTACCACAAACGTTTAAGGATGGTTTACAAGGTATTCTTGATTTATTCACGGGTAAATTGAGTTTAGGTGATGCATTAACAAACGTATATAATACATTCGTTAATATCGGTATTGCTCTTGCGACGGCTTTTGCCAATCCATTTGAAACTGTTAAGGGTGCGATTGATGGTTTATCAAATCCTATTACAATCGTTTCCGAAGGATTTATATCACTTAAAGAAACTATCGCTGGATTACTTGAAATTGACTTAAGCGGTTTCACATCTGTATTCGCTCCTGTTACCGAAGCTTTCACGGCTATCGGTGAACAGATTACAAATCTTAAATCAGGTATTGAGGTTTTGAATTTGATTCCTGGTGTTAATATCGGGAGCGCAGACGTGACAGGGGCAGATGTTGCAAGAGAAAGTATACGCAATGAAATTGAAACAAAGTTAGCTGATTCACCTTTCAGCGTTGAAACTAAAATAGATTTTGTTACAGGTGAAGAAGATTTAGCACTACAATCTAAAAAACTAATAGCTACATTTACAGAATCTTATGCTGAAAATACTACGTTAGGAATTACAAATTTTGCGAAAATTAATAGAGATTTAATTGAAGGTGGTTTTACTGCGACAGATATTTCTGCTTTGTCGGAAAAATTCGGTCTAGAGGTTCCAGCCGGTCTAGCTCTTGGACTTCAGGACACGAATGGAGATTTAGATAGAGCTACAACAGGTTTGGCAACGAATCTTTTATCACAAATTTCAGAAGACTTAGGTATTCAATCACCGTCAACTAAGGCAAGAGATGATATCGGCGTACCTTTCGTTCAAGGTATTGCTTTGGGGTTGGAAGATTATACTGTAATTACAACTGCGTTAAACTCGATTGTTGCAGGCATGATTTCAACTGTAACAACAGCTTTAAGTGAAGCTTCTTTAAAAATAAACGTTGCGCAATCTTTGTTTACTTTAAATGAAGCAGCAGTGCAAGTTACTCGTTTAGCTTTAGAAAATATTTCTAATTTGCATATAGAAACGTTTGGAAGAATTAGCGATGAAACTATTCCTAATTTCGTAAGTCTTACTGAAGAACAATTTACAAATTCATTTGATACAATTCTTGGATTATTAGAAGAATTTGCCGAAGAAATGATAACAACAATTGAAGATTTATCGACTGATGTTATTGATTTACTTGGCACCATGAGAAATAAGATTGCAAATCTTACAAGTGGATTTAAAAATGTTGGTAAAGATTTGGGTGAAGCATTGATGGAAGGTATAATTAATGCTATCGAAGACCAAACGGATTCTGTGATTGGTGCTGTTAATGCATTATTTGGTGCTGATGGTGTTGAAAGTACGACTTTATTAGATAAGTCAAAAGCTTCTGGCGTAAAAATCGGTAAAGCATTTACAGAAGGTGTTGCTGAAGGTATTTTAGCTCCAACTGCTTTAGCTGCAATTAAACAAGCCGTCGAAGAAATGATTCAACAAGCCGAAGACGCTGCTAAGAAAGCTGCTGGTGTTGAGTCGCCATCAACTTTGTTCAGAGATAGTATCGGAAAGAACTTAACCGCTGGTATCGGTATCGGTATGATGGATGGGTTAGATGGATTAACTGATATTACAAAAAATATTATTAATTCTATTTACTTATTAACAAAAGATGAAATCGGTTCTCAGTTTACAACAGGAATTACAGATGGTATTCAATCGCAACAAACAGCTTTGAATACAACTGTAACTAACTTGCTTGATAATAGTGTTTTAGCTGCGAAGGCGCAATTACAAATTAACTCTCCTTCGAGGGTTACAAATAAAAATATCGGTGTTCCGTATGTTGATGGTATTCTTACTGCGCTTGAAGGTGGTCGTGGCAGATTATCAAACGTTGCAGGGTCATTGCTAGATGTGTTACCATTGAATCAAACATTCAAATATAACGTTGAAGGTCAAGTTGCAAAACAGCCTGTTGAGTTACAGTACAGTAATTTAATGACTGCGTTACCGCAATTAACGCAAAATGTTGCGTTACAAGGTGGTAATTATCAAAGAAACTTAGGTAATGCTGCGTTATCTTTATCTGGAAGAAATTCGTTGATGTCAAATACGAATATGGAATCAGTAAATATGATGACTGATAGTCGTAGCACTTCACTTTCAAATTATACCGTGAATAACTACGAAATGACTGTTATGACAACACCTGAAAGAGCAACAAGGGTTGAACACAACTTTGACGCAATGCGATTACGGAGAAGAATTTAATGCTACAATCTTATGAATTAAGATTATTAAGTCCTCAAGGGGAGTATTTATTCTCCTTGAGGGACGTATCATCATTAGAATATGGTCGGAAGAAAAACGATGAAGGAATAGCTATTGTTGAATTAGATGGCAGTAGCTATGACTTTGATATTTTTCAAAGGGATTGCATATTAGAGATTTATAAAGTAAATGAATACACAGGTAAAAGTGAACTTCAAGGGAACACTTGTTGGTTTTTACGCAAAGTAGAACTAGAAGTTAAAGATAAAACGTCAGAAAAAATAACTCTGACTTTCTTTGACACAATTACGCTATTAACCCGTAGAATCGTAGCTTGGGCTGGTGTAGCAGACCCAAATTATCCATCAATCATTTTAGATTTCTTAGATAATATTATTTCTTTAATTGCTTGGTATAACTTCGGTGATGCTGTTGTAAGTCCAATCTATGCTAATTCTGGTATTGTTGGGTATACACCTTCTGGTACTTTCGCTTCTACTCCTGCGTTAGAAAGTTGGCAATTTGATGAATATGGTGCTTCTCCTGGTGATATTATCAAACGCAAGTTCCCTATAACATTAACTATGCCTCCAACTCAGTCAACTTTAACTGGAACACATCGATTTGAATTTGAAACAGTTCTGAAGGCAATGCAAGATATTTCTGAAGCAGCACAGTTACAAGGTGAAAGCATCTGGTTTGATATCGATTATATCCCCGCAACTGTAGCTTCATCTAGTAAGTTTATTTTTAAAACTTGGGTTAAGAATCGTGGATTTAATAGAACTTCAGGGAACAATAGGCTTGTTATTGGTCCTGAATTTGGGAACATGACAGATGTTAGGATTACAAAAGACTGGACAACTGAAGCAACTTTAATTTATGTTGGTGGGAACGGTGATAATGAACTTAAGGACATGGCATCTGTAAGCAAAAATCAACCGGATGCACCTTTTTATCCTATCGAAACTTACATTAGTGTTAACGTAGGTGATGGTGCTGGAATTCACGAAACAGAAGCTTTGCAAAATGAAGGTAGAATTGAATTAGCAAAGCGAAGTGTGTTTCAAGTTATGGAAGGAGACATTATTTCTCAACCACCCACGGAATTCGGGAAAGACTTTTACTATGGCGATATTTTAGTCGCTAAATATAAGGGTTATGAGAAAAATGTAGAAGTCGCTGAATATAAAATTTCAGTTGATTCTTCTGGCTCTAAAATAACGATTCCATTCTCAACAGTCGAAGGTTAATAATCAAATGATTGATGTACTCAATAGATTAAACGATAAACTTAATCAAACGCAAAAAGCAAGACCAAGTGAAGGATATGTAAATGGTATATTTCCAACTTTTTCAGATTGTTACCCATGTATGGCTGATTTTTCATCTAGATACTGGCAACAATTATGGCATAAAGAACGTGGAATTGAATATTACAAAGAATCAGATTTTTGGGTTTCCAAGCAGCTATTTATTTCAACTACCTTGAGTAAAAGCTTAGGAAAAATTTTTCTTGATTTAGAGTATTATTCATATATAGAATCAATTCATATTATTACAGATTCTATTATTGAAGACGATACATTGATTATAAAAATAAATAATGAGATAATTCAAGAAGTTCCAGTTTCAAGTGATATAAATAGTATAGATTTTAATAGAATTTTAGTAATAGGAGAGTATCTTACAATCTACTTTAAATCAGATGTTTCGGGAATAATACAAATAAAATATAGGGTAATCGGATGATAACACAGACAAAAACAGCAGTTGATTTAAATAATTTTTATAAATTCTTAAATAGTGACCCATTGACATTTAATGGAATGTACCTATCTTGTATTGATACAGGAGATTCTTTATGTGGTGATGGCGATATTTGGTCGCATTATAATATGCCACTTTCTAGAGAGAAGCTTTCACAGTTAATTCTTACAGCAGAACTAGAAGTTGAAGAAATACTTGGAACTCCTGTGAAAGCTAGATGGATTAAAGAAGAAATCGAAGTTCCGACAACTTGGTTTAATAATAATCTATCAATACCTATTACAGAAATGACTTTTAAATCTAGTAAAAGATTCATTAAAAGATTTGGTCAACAACGATTAGAAAAAATTATATCGAACGTTGAAATAACATATCTTGATGAAGATGAAGATGGATTTAATGAATCGGCAGAAATTACATTTGAACTTCCTGAAAATGAAGAACTATGTGATATACGATTGTATTTCTTAGATACAGAATATGAGCTAAGAGGATTTAAAATTAAATCATACGATACAGACTCAAGAGATGTTACAATTACTATCGATAGTTGGTTGTTAGTAAAGCCTAATCTATATTTAAAAAGAGAATTTTTAAGAAACTCTCCTGCTATTGATGGATGTAATCCAGATAATTTTTCTGAGGCATTAGATGTTTGGGTAGACACAGTAGATTCATGTAAACCATCTATAGAGTTTGTTTTTAATGAATCACATCAATGTAAGGGTTCTTGTATAGATAGTAAACAGCCTGGATGTGCAAGAATAATCAACAGTTGCGAAGGTACTTTCAAGGTGAATACGCAAGCATATGATGAAAATGATTGTGTTACTGATGGTTCATTTATTATGTGTGGAAGACCTAAAAAAATTATAGTTTACTATCAAGCAGGTTGTTTCAGTACAGATTGCCAAGATGAATATTCGATTTGTAAAGTAATAGAAGATATTGTTTTTAAGATTACTGCTGCAAGATACCCATATCCTACTTGTGACTGTAAATGTATCCAAAGTGTTTTAAAAACAATGGCTCAACAAACATCTTTCATCATTAAAGATGAAGGAATTATCTATCGATATAATTCCAAAGTTATGAATAATGCAATATTTGGTACAGCAGTAGGTGAAATAGAAGCTTCAATGCAATTATATAGAATTATGGAAAGTTTTTGTAACTATTAGTATCTAGTGGTCGAAAAGCGCATTCATTATAAGAATACCTTACTTTTAAAAAACTGTCAAATCTGATACATCGTGAAAACGAGTTTATAAAAAACACTTGACAACAAAACAAAACCATGATATACTAAAAAAGTATATGAAAATCTAAAATATAAATCTCTTATGAAGAAAGAGAAAAGAACCCAAGATAATTTCTCTTGGGTTTTTTATATAGGTGAGACATGGAATCAACAATTAAAACGTACAACGTGGATTTTGATAAATTAAGTAAATCTGTTCTTCAGCAAAACACTTTTCGTGTTCCAAAAAAATATAAATACTGTATCGTTTCGGCAAGTGATAACTCTGATAGAATGTATGTTCTTGCTTGCGCAAGTCAAGTGATTGCAGATGGAACATTAGTGTTTTATGATGAACATGACGATATTATCTTAGGTATTAACGCTCTTAAGTTTTCTTGCTACTTTAGAGTTAGCGAAGATGATATACCGATTGATGTTTTTGGGGATATTATATAAAGAATTTGACTTTTACTTTTTATCTAGTAATATAAGAGAGAGGGGGTTAACCCCCTCTTTTTTATTGTTTAGGTGAAAGCATAATAGAAATCGTACTTTGCTGTTCTTTTACTGGTTCTTAATAACTTTGTTATGTGCGACCTATCCAATTCAAGTTCCCTTGAAGCCACTGCCGCATTTTCAAAATACGAATATTCTCCATTTTTTATATTAATTGCAATTAGCGCATTTCCAGATACCGTATTTACGTTATTTCTAGTAATCAATTTATAACGTTTTTTAATAATATAGTTATCTATATCATCATTTTGTCCAACAAATTCCCAATAAAAAAAGTATGCTTGCTCGACCTTACCATTACAAGCTTGACTAATTTGTGCCTTACTAAACCCAAGAGTTTTACTTATTTCATAGATACTATTCCAAATTTTAATTACGGATAATGTCGTTGGGGCTATTTGCGCTACTCTCTTTTTATTAGGATGCCCACCATTTTCCATGAAAGATTTTTGTTGATTTTCAATTGCTTCTCTACTTAATACTCTACCAAGCGTCGATTTTGCATTTGGGCATAAATTATATAGATTATCAAATCCGTAAATATTAATCCATTTTTGTTCAATTTCAATTAGTTTTACTTCTTCGGCTATTTCAATCGTAATAAAAATAAAATTTTCGATTCCATCACGATTAACAGCAGATTGTAAATGCCGATTTGGGTGTTTGTTTTTCTTTAATAATCTAAAATGTTCATGTTTTCTTTTTCTTAAATTATAGCTTGAACCAATGTAATATTTATTATTTTTGGTATTATGAATCGCATAGATACCGCAATTGAATCGACCTTCCATTATCTGTTCAATCTTTCTTTAATGAATTTATCTACCGATTTTTTATTTATTAATTTTTGATTATTTACTTGCTTCTGCGCAATAATTTTGCCTTCTTTAATAAACTTATCCAAAGTCATACGAGTAATACCCAACATTTCAATTGCTTCACGAATTGAAATCCATCCCTCTTTAGTTTTAACAATATATTTAGTCATATGAATATGTTATCATAGTTTTCATAGTTTGTCAATAACTAATATTTGTTTTTAAGCATCATTCGTGATAAATTTTATATAAAGGAGATTGAATATGCAAAACAAAATTGGAGTTTATTTCGTTCCAACGCATGATAAAAATTCAGACTGGGATTACATCAAGCAACTGAATCCGAGTGTTATTCGTATAATGGATGCGAGTAACGAAAAAGTTAAAAGGTTATACGATTTGCTTCCAAATGCAATAATTTATCCACGGTACTGGTCAATTAGTGAAGACCAAGCAAGATATAAAAGTGACCCTGTTGGGTTGGCTAAAGACCATGTTAAATTTTGGATAGATAAGATTAAAGAGTATGAATCGTTTGGTATGGACAGAAATAGATTTGTTACTGTTTCTCAGAACGAACCCACAATTTGGAGCGATGCGAATCGGAGCCAAGATTACAATGCTTGGTTGGCTGATATGAAAAATGTTTACAGATATAATCTTGAGTATAATTTAACCCTTGCTAACGACATGGGGAAACACGGCATTAAGTCAACGTTACTTGGATTTTCGGTGGGCCACCCCGCAAACCTTAAAGATGGAGAACCGCCTTATTGGACATGGGCAGAACCTTTGGTCGAACCAACATTAAAATATGGGCATATTTGGGAATTACATGAATATTGGTCGAATCAAGGACCACAACAAAATTGGGGATGGTGGGCAGGAAGATGGGCTTCGGTTCCTTTTGATGTTCCTATTGTTATCGGAGAGTGCGGCATAGATGTCTACGTTCAGGATGGTTCCATAAGTCAGCAAAGACGTGGTTGGCAATCTTGGGTTACACCGAAAGAGTACGCTAGACAACTTAATTCTTACGCCGCACATTTAGAGCTAGATAAAAGAGTCGTTGGGATGTTCATTTTCCTTACCGACTTTGCGAGCAGAGACTGGGCGAGCTTCACTACTGAAGCGGCGCATAGCGAAATCTTAAAGGAAAAATCTGTGAATTACGAAACATATTTACCTGTAATCATAAATACAGGGACACCACTTGAAAAACCTGTAGAACCATCTGATAATATTTATCGTTTGAAATGGCCTGTGTTAGCGCCTATCACTCAGTTTTTTGGAGGGACGCACGAAGGTTTAGATGTTGGTGTTCAGTCTGGAACTCCAATTTATGCTATTTCAGATGGTGATGTGGCTTGGGTTGATTTTGAAAAGAACGGATACGGAAACTATGTTAGAATTTGGCACAAGCACTTAAAGGTACATTCTTTCGTTGGTCATTGCTCTGTTATTATTGTGAAACAAGGCGATAAGGTCAAGAAAGGCCAGCTACTTGGATATAGTGGAAACACTGGAAACTCTACGGGAAGTCATACCCATTGGGAAATTCGTATGGCTGATTCTAATGGAGCTTATTTACCAAATGTATCATTATTTTCAAATGGTAGAGTTGACCCGTTGACATATTTGTACGCTTTAGATTCAGTATTCGGACATGAGTAAATATAAAACACTTGACATTTGTTTTTATTTATGATATGATTTAAAACATAACGTTATCCACTAAAGTTACGCTTTTGGTAATTGTACGTAAACGAGAGATAACGGTGGTTTATAAAATTACCATAAAGAATCCTCACCAATTCGGTGGGGATTTTTTATTTGCATTATTTTCAAACATCTCATATAATATATCTAAGGAGATACTCATGAAACAATTAAAGAAAATTTTACCAGTTCAGAGCGGATATTATTTGGAGCCAGAGGAAGAAAAGGGCTTTCTTTCTGTTTTGATTCCAGAAAAAAGGGATAATTATATTCCAAATCCAACAATGTTTGATACAAATAACACAGGTGTTCCAACTGGATACACAAAACACGTTTCAACTACAATGACAAAGATTTCAGGTGGTCCATTTTGGTTACATCACTGGAAATATGAGTTTACATCTTCGATTGAAGGAGTTTATGTAAACGCTGAAAGTTTTACAATTGAAGGTGGACATTTGACTGTTTCTATGTGGTTAAGGTCCGATACTCCATCTGATTTTAGATTGATGGTTAATTTTACTGACGATGGTGGCTCACCATTTTATACGAAGCAAGTGAGAGTTACGGACTCCTGGCAACAGTACTCGCATACATTCCCTATCGATGGAACGCTCTTAACTTATGTTAATGTTCAATTGCTATCTACTGGACCATCGACAGTGTATGTCGCAGCTATGCAACTTGAAGTAGGAAAATATGCAACAACTTTAATTCATGGATACATGGGTGATGGATATAAGTGGTTAGGCGCACCATTCGTATCCCCGTCGAGACGTTCTGCTTCTGTATCTTCTGGCGGTAGAAAAATTAATCTTAAAGATTTAGGTCTACGATTAACATCGATTGAAGGGTTAGGAATCCCAGATAACTTTGACCATTCTACAACTGAATTGGCATTTCGTTATGGGAGTAAATTTAACGGAATGGCGATAAAAGACAGAGAGATATCAATTGAATTTACTTTATATTCTATATCTCTTGAAGATTTACTTTGCACAAGAAATAAATTAGGCAAAGCTATATTTAAATTAGATGCTCCTGTTACATTTATATGGGAACCTAAAGAATGTGGAACACCGCAATGTGAAGAAATTTATTTTACAGCAGTTTATAAATCAGGGTTTTCATTTGGGTTGAATTCGCACTTCGGTGAAGAAATAAAATTAAGCTTTACAAATTATGATATTGTTATGCGGCAAGGTGTGTCTCAAACACATTTGCTAAATACAGTCGTATCATTAGCTCATCCAGCCGTAGTTGGGATGGATACTTTTGGGAACTTGAAATTATTGCCTCCATTATCTTCTATTTCCGCAGCAATTTATAAAAATAGAGGCATGGTCATTTCACCGTATGATGGTAATCTGTACGCAATTTTCGATGACGGTGGACCCCCATTTGCACCAAGAGGCGTTGTATTAAAATATGATGGTTCAACTTGGACTAAGATTGCCCAAGGTTCAACTGCAAATGGTGCAATGACGGCAATCTATGCAGAAAGAAACTATTTATACGTTGGCATTTCTCAGTTACAAACAATTACTGGGCAATCAGGGTTTACTGGTACGTCTGGTGTTGGTATGGCACGAATTAACCTTGCTGCAAAAACTGTTGATAATATCGGTAGCTTATCTGCAACAACAACGACTGCTCGTGACGGTGTAACTTCAGTTTCGCCTAGAATTCGTGCATTTGCAGTTATGGACCACGGTTATTTATTTATCGGTGGAAGTTTCGATGGAACTACAACTAAGAATGCAAAGTTTTTAGCTTTATATGCGGATGGAAACTGGTATGAAACAGGTGCAAATTTTACTTCTTATGTTGGCGGTATTCATTCTTTATACTATGATAAAGAAACGAAAAGATTATATTTTGGTGGTGACCAAATGTCGCCTTTGTCTGTTATGGCACCAAATACTTATAATGTTTTTGGTTACTTAGACATGAGTGACACGTTTAGTATCGGTACACCAGTGAGAACTGATTTTCCTATTGACTTAGCAACTGAACCTGCTTTAGTTTCATCAATCACCAAGTATAAAAATAGAATAGTTGTCGGTGGTAGATTCCGTTCTTCATATGGGTATGATTTAGCATTGGTTGACAATATCGCATACTATGACCCATCTACTTTTGGCCCTGAAAACGTTAATGGAACATTATTCCCTTTAGGTGGCGTTGGAAATGGTTGGGGTATCTCAATAGCATTTGCAGAAGCAGCAGGCGATGCTGCTCAACCTGTCGCAGATTTAACCGTTTGCGATGACGTTTTATACGTTGCTGGCAAGATACAATATTATGGTATCCGTACATCTGCTGTCGCATTTAATGTTCAGGGTGAAGTTTGTGGCTGTGTAAAATATGTCAGTACTGCCGAAACTGCTGAAGTAGGTATAATGACTCCTGATATTGCGTATGGGCATGTTTCTACTTTCGCTTACTCGCAATGTTACATGGAACAAACATTATGTGGTAGTGAGAAACTAAATATGGCAAGATTTTATTCAACGTATTTGTTAGGTGGTGACAGTCCAACAGTAACAAGTTATGTATCACAACCTAATATAATTCAGGTATGTGAATCGGATTTACCAGCTTCACCTAGATTTATTTTCCGTGGGCCAGCGAAAGTAACTGAAGTAACAAATCAATCGTATGGTTTATCGTTGTACTTTGATTATACGATTCAAGAAAATGAAATTGTTATTGTTGACTTAGAACCAAGCCCACCAGAAATAACAAGTAGTTTGAATGGTAACATTGTATATTCGATGTTGCCTGCTTCTACTCCTAGTGCGTTTAAGTTGTTCCCTGGCGAAAACTCTATCATAGTAAAAGCAACATGGAATACGGTAGATTCAAATACACTATTTGCAATTCAATATAATCGTATTTCTTTGGCTGCTGAATCTCTATGTTGTGATTGTGAATAAATAAAAATAGGGGGATAATCCCCCTATTTTTATATGTATAAAACATCCCAAAAAAGAATTTCTCCTGTATCTTTATCTATTAGAAAGTTCTCAATCTTAAAGTCACAAGAGTATCCCATTCTTAAAAAGAATACCATATCATCAAAAGCGTTTGCCAAATCTGTATCATCAAGAGAGTCTGCAATAACAGCGTAAGAGTTAATCAACATCTCTTGTGCGGATAGAGTATAATTCTCTTGATTTATAAAAAATTCTTCAAAGCATGAAATCATTCCAAGAACAAAAGCTTTCGCAACAACATTTTTATTTTCAGCGACTTCATTAGTATCTAATAATATTTGATGCACTGGACTTATAATCAAATATAAACCATCCAAATTATAGATAGTGCTTTTGCAATAGTGTTTATTTTGGCAAAGTGATTGATGTATTTTCCAAAGAGGCTCTTGGTCTGTAAGTTGCAAAACTATATCATCTGACTTAAAAGTTCGTGTTTCGTTAGAACAAGAAAGATTTTCAAGGTTATAACTGTAACACCATTTATCAAATATTTTGAAATAATCACCTTTTGATGCCAAGATAATATCAATCAACTCTTGAATATTCATAGTTTTCTCCTGAATAAAAAAGAGAAGCTTTCGCCTCTCTTAGTCAATATCTAATACTATATCACGAGTTAATTTTATTGTCAAGTGATTTATATTTAAAACGTAACGTCAGGGTCCGTGAAATCGATAAACTTCATCTTTTTCTTGCGGTTAGCGATGGAAGTCGCAGGACGATTTGAACGGATTGCACGACCGAATTTATCTTTCGGAAAATCTTCGATAGTATTTGTGAAGATAAACCAACCGTCTTGAGCAATATTTCTTGCTGCATTTACATCAGCGTTATAATTCTGACCACAAACTTCGCAGGAAACTTTTTCAAAATCTTTTGACCGTGCCACTTGGTTGTATTTCCCGCTTCTTTCAAAACAATATGAGCAATCAGATGATGTGTGCGCCGAAGGAACAATTACAAATGGAACCTTCTTTTGTTTACATAGCTTAACCAACATTTCTTTCAATTCAGCATGGCCGAAAGAACCTTGAGATTGTGTTACTCCATCAATGGCTAGTAATGATTCTGTAGCAATAGCTTTTGTAATAATTTCATTTGCAATATTTCGCAAAGAATGACGTAACTCTTTACGACATTGTTTCCATCGCATACGAAAAGCTTGACGTAATTTTGAAGATTTAACTTCGTGAATACTTTCATCAGATTCTTTAACGCATTGAATCTTTTCAGAGATTTCAGAAGTTAAAGGAATAAAAGTTCCGTCATTCATTGTAACAAATACGTTTTTCCGTTTGTTGAAATCAACGCCTAAAGTTTGTGTTGGTTGATACATCAATTCATATTCTTCATCAATACGAATCATAATTGTAATGTTGCCGTGCTTTGTAAGAAAAATATTGCAATCAACGTTTTCTTTAAGGTCTAAGAATTCAAGCAAATGAATATGTTTTGATAAAATCTTTCCCTTTAATTTATAGATTTTACCAAATAAACCTTGCAATTCAAATCGAACGTTCGATAAATACTGCTGTCCGTTGATAACTTCAGGATTTACGGTAATTGTATTTCCATCAACAAACTTACGCAAAACGCTATCTTTAACATGAACAGCTTTATTTTGTCTGGTAATCGCTGGCAACTTCGGTAAAGCGTAAGCCCAAACATCTTTCTTTGAACCGTTACGTTGTCCATACCCATGATAAAACCTTCCCGCAATGGCTGCTGCAAGACGTTCGTTTGTTGATGTTCGTAATCCAAGTTTTAAACGTTCTTCCCGAAATTTAGTGAATGGAAGAAGAATATGATGATGGACTTCATATGCTAGATAATGGGAACTATTCTTAAAAACAATTTCAGCGATAGAAGAATCCTTGCGCATCAATCGGAGTAAATGCTTCGATGCATAATTTGTTAACTTCCGTTGCGCAGACATCCATTGAATGATTTCATCTTTTGTACAGTTCTCAGGTTCAAGGGTAATGCGGATTCCCGTAACACGATTTCGATTCATAAAGTTTCCTTTTCAAGTAGGCTCTAATTTTGGTTGCTGTTTGTAAAATAAGTTTTTGACATAAATTAAACCCATCTTTATGATGGGTTAATTTAGATGATTTTATGGATAGTCGTTATCTCTCTCTTACGGACTATCATCAAAAGCGTAGATTTTATTGGATAACGTTATGATTTACATTCTATCACATATTTTTCACGATGTCAAGCATTTTATATGCTTTTCTTCCATCTGTTACAGGTTTCCAAGTTCCTGTATAGGTTGAACCTTGTAGTTCCATTGTAATTACAATGTTATCTCCAAGAAAACCATTTACAGTAAAGATTGTATCGAATTCAATCGATGGACCATACACAATAAAAACATACGTTGAAACCCATTCAAATCCGTAAAATGCGCTTTCGGTTCGGATATAGGATTCATACGAACCATTTGGTAACAATTCACGATGAAGTTCAATTCTTTCACCCGTTGCTATGTTTTCCCACGTTCCGAAGATACGATTATCCATAATTGTTGGAAAACGATAGTCATAGTTTTCACCGTTGTAAATGATATATGGTTTATCGGTTGATGGCTGGACAGATAAGCCATTTCTAATTTCAAACTGAAACGCTGTGTTCTTTTCTTGAATGCATCCTGAAATTAACAAAACTGCTAACAGGATTGATAGCCATAAAACTCTAAGGACTTTCGACATATTGTTCAACTCTTTCTTGTTCAAATTGAAAAAACTCTAACAACTTACGATATTGAATAAAGCCTTTTGTGTTCCCTTCAAGGTTAGCTTCAATGTTACCTGCCAACAACTGATGTTCAGTTGGTGATAAGTGGGGTGGCTTTGACAAAACTAATTGATTGTATAATTTAATATCATTTTCAATTTTAGATGCATTGTTACCATAACTTGTTCTTGCGCATCTGGCAACGCTTAATTTGATTTGAGTGATTGTATCAAATTGTTCTTTTTCCAACGCCGTAATAAATGGTAGGTGCCATTGACCAGAACTTAGTAAAGTCGGTTTACTTTCTTCTAAAGCTTGTCTAATTTTCCTTGCAACAACTTGAATTTCAAATTGAGCATGATTATCATCTCTTTGATATAAAAAGTTATCCCACGAGCTTGAAGTTACAAGATAGTCAGTGTACCGATACGGAGTTGTAACACGGTTAGAGTATTGTTTTGATACACCTAATTTATCAAGTAAATATCCATGAATATAAGATGAAATTTTTGAACTTCCCCATATAATATTTGCTATCCATGATTTCCATTCAGGAAGTAATTTCTCTGACTGCATCCCTTTATGATTTTCTAACCAAATTGCAGGTTTATATGTCATGTTCTTTGCATTGACAGAGAATCTTTTCGCACGGTTACTAGCAACATTTCTAGAAAATACTCTATGTGTATTTAGTTGCGGCAATATAATTTCAGGAACTCTACATAACATAGTAGTTACTCTACTATTAGTCAATGACGAAGTTGAATCTGCTATAACTGTTACAGATGTTTGTGTGTCAAGGTAATCATATAATCTAAAATCAAGCATTTTTTTTATTCTCCCAGTATTTACGGCTTGCGTCGCTCATCTTTTTACGTGCTTCAGTAGTATGTTTTAAACCCAATGCGTTTTTATTTCCTTTTCTACTTTCGCTCATTTTTTTGCGTGTTTCTTTGCTTGGTTTTATTCCTAACTTAGTTAGTCTCATTTTATTCTTAGATTCTTCGGAATGTTTTCTACCAGTTGAACTTTTTCTCTGTTTTTCTTTCGTTTCGGCACTTCTTTTCTGACCTGTCATAGCTTTAACTCTTTTTTTAGTAGTTTCATCAGAAGGACAAGAATTTTTCTCGCTTATGATTCTCTTAGTTTCATCTGAATGTTTTCTACCAGTACTTGCTATACCAATTTTTCTTTTTGTTTCGTCAGACCTTTTAGTGCCTAATTGTGACGATGGAACGTCTTTACAAATATTATATAAATTATGTCCATTATCTAATTTTTTAATATAAAATTGTTCTCTACTTATTAGCTGCGTTGTATCCGTTACTAGTTCTATAATGTA